TTGCGTGGGCTAGGCCAGAAGAAAGGAACAGGGACTTCACTGTTCGTATGTCTAACGTAGGGAAGCCTGATCGTCAGCTATGGTATGAGAAAAGAGATCCTGCTGGTAGAGGTTCTATTGATGCACCTACCCAAGTTAAGTTCTTGTATGGTCATCTGCTTGAAGAGATAGTGTTGATGCTTGTGCGTATGACAGAGCATAAAGTAACCGATGAGCAGAAGGAAGTAGTGGTTGAAGGCATCACCGGACACATGGATTGTAAGATAGACGGTGAGGTAGTAGACATTAAGACTGCTTCCCGCTTTGCATTCAACAAGTTCAAGGAAGGGCGCTTAGCTCAAGACGATCCATTCGGATATCTAGGACAGCTTGCAGCCTATGAAGCTGCTGAAGGCACAGAGAATGGAGGCTTCTTAGTTCTTAATAAAGAAAGCGGTGAGCTTTGTATGTGTGTGCCGGATGATCTGGATAAACCTAACATTAAAACTAAAATAACTAATCTTTTATCAGCCTTAGACCTTGAGACTCAGCCTGATTTCTGTTACCCTGTAGTGCCTGATGGAAAGAAAGGTAACATGAAGCTGTCTAAAGGCTGCTCTTGGTGCAGCTATAAGCACGATTGCTACAAAGATTCTAATGATGGGCTGGGTTTGAGGGCATTCAAATATGCTAATGGCATGACCTACCTTACTGAAGTTGTAGCCCCACCTAAAGTTGAGGAGTATTTATGAGGGCTGTTAAAGCTAAACGAATTAGAAGACACGCTAAGAGTCTTCTAGTTCTGTGGTTGCGTTCTCTTTTAGAGAAAGAAGAAGCAGATAAAATTAATATAAATAACTACATGTCCCTCATGCCAAAGCAAACTCATGTATTTCTTAACGGTCGAATGAGGCTAAGTGCTTATCATCCTAAGTGGGTGTCTAATCAAATCAAACATCTTCTAAAAATTGATCCCGATTTAAACATAGAGAGCATCGACTTGGAGTTAATTAAATGGCAAGCGAACAGGTATCAGGGGTGAGTATAGAGAACATGATCATTGCTGTCGGTAGTTACTTGCATAACTCTGATAAGACAGTGTGTGATATCGAGACAGGTTTCTTAGAAGACCTTAGACTCTTAGTAGATGCAGAGCTTGAAAGAAGACAGGCGATACTGCATTGAAACAGATTAAGAAAGGCTACAGAAAGAAAAGAATCCCTCGCCCTGTAGAGAAGAATGTTATTAAAGGCTATGACTCTAACTGGGAGTATGAGCTACACAGTGGCATACTAGACAACTGGACTTTCCATTCAGAGAAAGTCCCTTATGTTGTTGAGCATAATTACCACCCTGATTTTATTAAAGAAATAGAAGGCAAGAAGATACTGCTTGAAGCTAAGGGGCGCTTCTGGGACTACGCTGAGTTCAGTAAATACATCTGGATATCTAAAGTTCTCCCGTCTGACACAGAGTTAGTGTTTCTTTTTGCAAACCCTAGCGCCCCAATGCCTCAAGCAAAACGCAGGAAAGATGGTACTAAAAGAAGCCACGGCGAGTGGGCTAGTGCTAATAACTTTAGATGGTATAGTGAAGATAGCATCCCCGACTCTTGGATTAATGTTAAAAAGAGAGAAACCTTTGACTGACTTTAACCAGAAAGATGAAAGGCGTAATCGCTTTGAAAGGAAAAAGAAATCTAAAAAACTTAAAGCCGCACCTAAATTTAAACTAACTAAACGTAAAGCCTATAAGCGTGGAGCTAAGGATGAACAAGAAGATAAATAATATAACACCAACAGAATGGAACAGGCAGATACCCCTTCCGGGTATGCTGTATGCAGGACAAAAGCCAAAACTAATGAGCGGTGAGGTCTCTCCTTCACAGCTACCTTTGTTCACAGCTCCGCTTACTGGCGCTAGTATTCTACCTACCGACTCACAAGAACGTAAAGCTATACCTATCTACACGGGGTTTATAAACTATTTTCCTAGAGCTATTGCCGCCGTGTCTAAGGTTAGTTTAAAGGGTGGCATTCAACACGGTCAGACAGAAGAAACTTTACACTGGAACCGCGCCTTGTCGGGCGACGAGCTAGACGCAATGATGAGACATGTAATTGATAAAGATTGGGAGCAGGTCGCATGGAGAGCTATGGCGAACTTAGAGAAACAACTTGAAAAGGAACACAACTAATGGATCAGTACCAACAGTTTATACACAAGAGCCGCTACGCTCGTTGGCTTCCGGCAGAAGGAAGACGAGAAACGTGGGAAGAAACAGTACAAAGATATGTAGATTTCTGGATCAACCGGAAACAAATAGATAGTAAGACAGCCGATCTCTTGTACAAACACATACATAACCTAGACGTTATGCCCTCTATGCGCTGCATGATGACAGCAGGAGAGGCGCTAGACAAAGATAATGTAGCTGGGTTTAACTGTAGTTACCTGCACATAGACTCACCGCGCAGCTTCGATGAGCTAATGTACGTGTTGATGTGCGGTACAGGGGTAGGGTTTAGCGTAGAGCGAGACTTCATTAACAAACTTCCTGTGGTTGCTGAAACTTTCCATCCTACAGATAGCACCATCGTGGTCAGCGACAGTAAGATAGGCTGGGCTTCTGCGTTTAGAGAGCTTATCGCTATGTTGTATGCCGGTAAGGTTCCTAACTGGGACATGAGTAAAGTTAGATTAGCCGGTGCGCGTCTTAAAGTCTTTGGCGGTAGAGCTTCAGGCCCAGAACCCCTTGTAGATTTGTTTAACTTTTGTGTTGGTATCTTCCAGAAGTCTGCTGGTCGTAAGTTAACTTCCTTAGAGTGCCATGACATCTGCTGTAAGATTGCTGACATCGTAGTAGTAGGAGGCGTAAGACGTTCAGCGTTGATTAGTCTTTCTAACCTATCCGATCAGCGCATGGCTAAAGCTAAGAACGGTAACTGGTGGGACACAGAGGGGCAACGTAGGTTAGCTAACAACAGCGTAGCGTACACTGAGAAGCCTGACTTTGAATCTTTCTTAGCTGAGATGAATACCATGTATGAGTCTAAGGCTGGTGAGCGTGGTATTTTTAGTCGAGTAGCCGCTAAAAATATTGCAGCTAAGAATGGTAGGCGTGACCCTAACCATGAGTTTGGTACTAACCCCTGTTCTGAAATCATCTTGCGATCCAACCAGTTCTGTAATCTATCAGAGATTGTTGTGCGCTTTGATGACACTCTTGTTTCTTTAAACCTGAAGGCAGAGGTAGCAGCTATCATCGGAACACTGCAAGCAACGCTTACAGACTTTAGATATCTGCGAAACATTTGGAAACGTAACACCGAAGAGGAAGCTCTCCTTGGTGTTAGCATGACGGGCATTATGGATCACAAAGTTCTTAGTGGTTCTCAGCCTAAAGAACTAGAAAAATGGCTGGAGAGTATAAAAAATGTGGCAATCAAAACAAATAAAACGTGGGCTTTTAAGCTTGGAATTAATCAGTCTGCTGCTATCACATGTGTTAAACCAAGTGGTACTGTATCTCAGCTTGTTGATTCTGCTTCTGGCATCCATCCTCGCTTTTCTGAGCATTACATTCGAAGAGTACGTTCGGATAAAAAAGATCCGCTTGCGATATTTATGGCAGACAAAGGATTCCCAGTAGAACAAGACGTAATGAGTGAAGCTTCTCTTGTGTTTGGTTTCCCGGTGAAGGCTCCTAAGAATGCTATTACTGTCTCAGCAGTTGGGGCAATGCAGCAGCTAGAGCTTTGGAAGACTTATCAGAACCACTGGTGCGAACATAAACCAAGCATCACGGTCTACTATACTGACGATGAGTTTCTACAAGTGGCTCAGTGGATCTGGGATAACTTTGACTTGTGCAGTGGGATTAGTCTTCTTCCTTTCAGCGATCATATATATCAGCAAGCGCCGTATGAAACTATAGACGCTAGTAGGTATAAAGAGTTGTTGAGCGAGATGCCTAAGAATATAAACTGGTCTGATCTTGTTGACTACGAACAAGAGGATAACACCACAGGCTCACAAGAGCTTGCGTGTGTTGGAGGGGCTTGCGAAATAGTTTAGTATGACTATCTTACAAAAAACTCACATACAGCCGGTTACCCCTACTACAAGTAGTCTATATTGGGTGTGGGAAAAAGAACTCACTCCAGAGTTGTGCCAAGACATCATTGGTCGTGCTGGCGGTGATTTTGAAAAGGGAAGACTAATTAGTCCTGAAGATATAGAAACTTACAATGCTTGGGAGCTTTCTGTAAAGGACGATTTTGATGGTGATAAGGATGGCGATGCGGATTTAATTTGGCGCAATAAAAAAAATGGCACTGATGATAACGTCAGGGAGACCAACATTCATTTCAACGATGACGATGACTTGTTCGACATAGTATTTAAATATATGCCAATTGCAAACAAAAACGCTGGATGGAACTTTCAGGTAGACGGCGCAGAAAATTTTCAGATAGCACAGTTTCCTGAAGGCGGGCATTACGATTGGCACATTGATGGATTAGGAGTAGGCTCCATTCACGAACCACAAAACAAAATAAGAAATAATAAGACACGCAAGATATCATTAGTGTTGTGGTTAAACGAAGGCTTTGAAGGAGGAGATTTTGAATTCCATAAAGGTTACATGAAGAATAATGTCATTAAACCAACGCAAGGCACTATCATTATGTTCCCATCGTGGGCAATGCATAGAGTAACGCCGGTAACAAAAGGCACAAGATATTCATTAGTAACATGGTTTTTAGGAAAACCTATGCAGTGAAACAACAAGAGCATAAAAGGAGTAACTATGACAAAGAAATCAACAGAAGCTAATCTATTAGGCTTTAAAATACTTATAGATAGCAAGGGTTGTCTCGTTACTGAGATGTCTGGAGTGCGTGAGAAGGACTTACCTAAAGCTTTTTCAGGAGCTGACCTACGTTTGATGCGGCAAATACAAAGGCTCTTGCGTCCTAAGATACAAGAGCTACATAAGTTTTTAGAAGACGAGATTAGTGCGCTTAACCATCCGGCTTAGGCGGCTTCTTTCTACCGGCTAAAAAATCAAGGATCTCTTGTGTTTGTTTAGAGATAGCAGCTTCCTGATCCTTTAAAGTCTTCCGCTCAAACTTTATCTTATGGCTCTGCTGCGTTGTTTCCTCACTCACCGGGGATGTCTTCTCGATAGTCGTCATAAAAATCCCAACATTCTTTACGGCTTGTAAAACTTTCTTCAGTTTCTCCTGCTAGTGAAGCCTTGCAATAAGCGTTTATCTTCTCGTTCCCCGGCTCAAAGATAAAGAGAGTTAGTAGGAATGATGTAACGAGTATTATGTCCATGTAGTTATTGCTTCCTTGTAGTTGTTTACCATTTAGATTTGTTAGCCCAGTAAGCTGCCGACATCTTTCCTTTCTTTATGTTCTTTGCGTGTCTAGCTTTAAAGCTTTTGCGCTTCGCCTTCATCCTATCGGACTCTCCTGCCTTTGGCTTTCCTGCCGTTGAAGCTCCTTGTTCACCAAAGCGAATTAGTTTTAGAGTGTGTCCTTCTTGCGCTAGAACCATGTGAGATTTCTTGGCGTGTTTCGGAGTACGCTTAGGCTTGTTAACACCAGCCAAGTTGTGCTTCTTTATGAGGTTAGCCTTCCTTGTTTCGTGGGCCATTCTTAACTCCTATACGTTTTAGCTTTCTTTTTTGCTGTAGCAGATAAGTCTTTCAAGTGAAATAGTTTTACACTAGTTTTAGTGTGTCCCTTTCCGCTGTGAAGAGTGCCATCAGCCATCTTGTGTGAGTTACCTGCAAACAAAGTCCCATCTTTCTTGTAGTGTTTAACGCCTTTCATTTGTATCCACCTCCTGCTTTCTCTTATAAAGTATTTAGTCAAACAACTCAGTGTCTTTATCTACCATCTTAGGCAAACAGTAAGCCGATATGTTTTCTTGCCACTTGTAGGGTTGTCTATCCGCTGTTGTTTCTCCCCGCTCTATGCCATTTGCAAAAACATTACAGCGGTAGATGTCTTTAAACAACATGTCTTCTGACGTTACTGTTTCACCGTTAACAACGACTACAAGGAGAAACACCATCAACATTAAATTCCATACTCTCTCAA